TCAATGGGAAGCAGTTTCCAAGGAACCGCAAATCAATGGAACTCAAGCAATCTTGTGGCAACTTCTAACCAAGTTAATTTCTTGTCGAGTACAGATAACGAGTTTTTTGTAACAGGCTGGCAAGTAGAAGCAGGCGATACTGCCACTCCATTCGAACACAGATCATATGGTGAAGAGCTTGCGCTCTGTCAGAGGTATTTTCAAAGAAAAATTGTGCCACAAGATTATAATGACTCTCTCAACAATAGCAGTCAATATAATAGTTTTGACTTAGCAAATACTATGAGAACTGATGGTACAGTTTCAGTGAGGACTCAAATTCGATATTGGAGTTACGGCAATGCTGGAAATGCCTCTCCTACTTTATATGGGAAGCCTGATCATATACTTATGACAGTAACTGGTTTAAGTGGTGGAAGAGGATGGATTGATGGAGAAGTAAATGTTGATGCGGAGTTATAAGAAATGGAAAATATGAATATTTCAAATGCACAATACACTCAAATAGTGTCTGGAGAAAATTCTGGAATAAAGGCAACAGTTAATGGAATTGAATTGTTTGTTCCAATCTCAGAAGGCAACCGCCACTATGCAGAAATCATGCGCCAAGTAGAAGCGGGCGAATTAACCATTGCAGATGCAGAATAATGAAACAAGTTGATATTTTAGATAATGTTTTGGGTATCGTAGATGACCCTATAGATGTGGTAACAAAGGATGTTACTCCACCTAAACCAGTACTTGTTCCTAAAACAGAGAACAACGAGGCAGACATTGACAATGATTATAAATATCAACGAGAAAACTTTTATAATTTGATTGAAAGAGGACAGGATGCTATTGATGGTATCCTAGACCTTGCAAGAGAAGGTGAACATCCTAGAGCCTATGAGGTTGCTGGAAACTTGATTAAACAGGTTGCAGATGTTACAGAGAAACTTGGTGACTTGCAAGAAAAAATGAAAAAACTTAAAGAGGTTCCTAACACTGGGCCTAAGAGTGTAACAAATGCATTGTTTGTGGGTTCAACCGCTGAACTGCAAAAGATGTTAAAAGGAAAAGAATAAGATGCCATTAACAAGAGCAAAATTAGTTGGTGTAAAACTAGAGGGTGTCGATGTTCCAGCTGGTACAACCGCTCAAAGAGAATCTACGCCCGAAACTGGTACTCTGAGATTTAACACTTCAGATGGACGATTTGAAGGATACACTGGTTCTGGTTGGGCCTTGGTTGGCGGCGGTGCAACTGGTGGTGGTGCAGATGAAGTATTCATTGAGAACGATCAGACAGTGACCACAGATTACACATTGACTGCAAACAAAAACGCAGTAAGTGCTGGTAATATCACAGTGAATAGTGGTGTAACAATAACAGTACCTACTGGTGCTAGATGGGTGGTAGTATAATGGCTGTAGTAATTAACGGAACAACTGGTATTGATAAAGTTCAAGACGGTTCCATTGGAACTGCTGATTTGGCATCTGGTGCAGTAACCGCTGCGAAATTGGATATTGGACAGATTGGTGGTAGGAGAAATCTTATCATCAACGGTGCTATGCAAATATATCAGAGAGGCCAAAGTCATCCATCATCAAACGGATACGGCAGTATGGACAGATGGTTTATTTGGGGTGCAAACGGATCATTTTCTAGAACTTCTGCGTCAGCTCCAAGTAATACTGGAATTAGAGATTCATTGTCTGCTACATCAATGACTGGCGAATATACTATTGCTCAAGGTATAGATTTGGTTTATAATGGAAATGCTGGTATATTTTATAGTGGACAGACAATTACATTGAGTTATTATGCAAGAAGCACAAATGCTTCTGATAGTTTGTATAATTTTATTTCATTTAGAGATTCGGTTGGTAGTTCATCAAATCAAGTTGTAATTGATAATGATAACACAGATACAAATCAACTCTCGACTACTTGGCAAAGATTTAGTAAGACATATACAATTTCAGTAAGTCCTGTTGGAACAAATACTTGTTTGGTGGTAATGCCAAGATCTGGTTCAACTCCAGCTGGAGATATTTACATTACTGGTATTCAATTAGAAATTGGCGATATAGCTACTCCATACGAACATGTTGATGCCAATGAAGAGCTTCAAAAATGTCAGAGATACTTTTTCAGTAGTATATATGCTAATGGAAATGCCTATGGTAATACTGGAACTGCATTACAGATATATCACACATACACTGCTGGGCCAGGGTGGGAATGGGCAACTGCCAATCTGCCAACAACTATGAGATCGACTCCTACTTTTGTGGTATATGATGCCGCTGGTACTGCTGGAAAAATTGCTAAATTTACTTCTTCTGCTGGACAGGTGACAAATAACATAACCCCCTATGGGTATGGTGGCAATAGACAAAATGTTTATATAAACCTATATAATGATTCTGGTCATTATGGATTTTTTGCTCATTACACAGCAGATTCGGAGTTATAAAATGGAATATACAACAATTACTGATGCAAAATATGTAAGAGATTTGGATGGCAATAATTCTGGAATTAAAGTCATTGTTGATAACATTCCTACATGGGTGCCTATGGATGAAATGAATAGAACTTATCGTGAAATTATGCTTAGGGTGAATGCTGGCGATTTAACAATTACTGCAGCAGATCCATTACCAACAGAATAAATAAAAGAAAATAGGAAAGAATATAGATGAGTAACATTGTCCTACAACCGAATGCGAGTGGAACTGGTAGTATCACTATTACCACTCCTAATACGAATACAGATAGAACTCTGAACATTCCAGATGTTGCAGGCAATATTGTCACAACTGGTGATAGTGGAACTGTTACTGGAACAATGATTGGTTCACTTCCAGCGGGTTCTATTGTTCAAGTTGTTTCTACAACAAAAACAGACCCCTTTTCAGAAAGTGTTGCATCTGGTTCTTCGTCTAGCATCATAACAGGACTAACTGCATCTATTACTCCAAGATCAACAAACTCTAGAATACTAGTTCATTTTATGGTTGATTGTGGACAACAAGGAACTTATTTGACTTTATGTGAAAATGGTAGTGCAATAACTGCCGCAACTGGTGATGCGGCCGGTAGTGCCCAACGAGTTACTGCAACAAGAGATTTTACTTATAGCACTTTCTATAATCAATCCATTGCTGGAACATTTGTTCATTCACCAGCATCCACAAGCGCATTAACTTATGGTGTCAAAATTAGTCACTCGTCACAATCTACCAGAACTATGTATGTAAATCAAACACCAGACGGATTGACGGACGATGAACACGGCCGTGCAATATCAACTCTGACAGTTATGGAGATACAGGGATAATGAAACACAAAGCAATTTATGAATTATATTCAAATGTTGTTAAGATTGATGGTGACATTGCTTATGACGCACATGGAGATATAGTTGATATTGATACGGATAGTGTTAATACTAAATTAAACGAGTTAGTAACTGAACAAAAGTTAGAAAATTTGAGAACAGAAAGAAACGCTAGACTCAGCGAAACAGATTGGCTTATCACTATGCATAAGGAACTTGGTACAAACATTCCTGCCGCATGGAAAACATACAGACAAGAATTGAGAGATATTACAGATACATATACATCATTGGATGATGTGGTATGGCCGGAGAAACCAGAATGAGTACAATTCAAGCAAATGCAATTCTAGATGCCTCTGGTGGCAATACGACAACCATTAACGGTGTTACTCCTAATACTAATACAGTAAGAGGACGCAATCTTATTATCAACGGTGCCATGCAAGTAGCTCAGAGAGGCACGAGTCAAACTGCATCAAGTTCATCTGCATTTTGGGGGGTGGATCGTTTTGCCTTTCAAACAAATGCAAATACTAATAGTACTGTTGAACAATCTACTGATGTTCCTACTAATCAAGGGTTTAAATATTCTTTAAAATTAACAAATGGTTCTGCATACACTCCAACTGGTTCTGATTTTGGAAGAATATATACCAGACTAGAGGGATATGACGTTAATCATATGAATTTTGGAACTGCATCTTCTTCTGCATTTACGTTGTCTTTTTGGGTAAAATCATCTTTAACTGGAACTTTTGGTGGAATTTTTGGTGGGAATGGAAATGGAATTTATGTTTTTAACTATTCAATTTCTGTCTCTAATACTTGGGAGAAAAAAACTATAACAGTTCCAGCAGGAACAATCACAACATATAATGGCAATACAACAAATGGCCAAGGTTGGCAAATATCTTGGGATATGGGAGAAGGCCCAGATAGATCTAATACTGCTGGTTGGCATAGTAATCAACCAGAAAGTGAAATGGGATTAACTAGTGGAACAAAAGTTGTTTCAACAGCAAACGCAACATGGCAAATCACAGGCGTAAAATTAGAGGTTGGCAGTGTGGCTACAGAGTTTGATCACAGATCTTTTGCAGAAGAGCTTTCGCTTTGCCAGAGGTATTTCTTTAATCCATTATTCGGACGAACATCTGGAACGATATATTATCCAATACATTTTAATCAAGTAAGCACAGGGAACAATGGATTACTTCGTTGGCAAGTAACCTTTCCTGTTTCTATGAGAGCATCACCGTCATTGACTCATAGTTTAACGGATGCAAAATTCCAGAGCTCTGGTGCTCCAGATGGAACCGATAACTGGGCGTTTTATAGACAAAATTCTGGATGGTCAGCAAAAGCGGGAAATTCTAATATAAGTGTATTGAATATTGCACCAAGCGTAAATCAGGCAAATGTAGGTGCTTATTATGTAACACCAAATGATACACTAGCAACAGCTATTGGAATTGGTGGTGGTGCAACATTTAATTTTAGTTCGGAGTTATAAAATGCAAATAGATGAAGTAAAAAGAATGCCAGATGGTATGACATTGAAAGTTGTTAGTGGTGATTTGTTTATGTCTGTGCCAGTAGATTCAGAAAATTCAGATTATCAAGAAATTATGCAACAAGTAGAAAAAGGCACATTAACCATTGGTGAACTTACAATTGCAGATGCCGAGTAAAACTATGTTATGTCAAATTATGAACACTATCTTGGAAATCCACTACTAAAAAAATCTAATGTCCCTGTAGAGTGGACAAAGGAACAAATTCTTGAATATCAGAAGTGTATGGAAGAACCCCTACACTTTATTCAAAATTATATCAAAATTGTTTCTTTGGATGAAGGACTCATTCCATTCAAAATGTTCCCTTTTCAAAAGGACATGATTGGAACAATCCACAACAATCGTTTCACAATCTGTAAGATGCCTAGACAGAGTGGTAAGTCTACTACTCTGGTGTCTTATATTCTACACTATATTCTCTTCAATCCTAACATGAATGTTGCAATCCTAGCAAACAAGGCTTCGACTGCACGAGACATTCTTTCTCGTTTGCAACTTGCATACGAAAACCTTCCTAAGTGGTTACAACAAGGCGTTATGTCTTGGAACAAAGGTTCACTGGATTTAGAAAACGGTTCTCGTGTGGTTGCATCATCTACGTCCTCATCGGCGGTTCGTGGTGGTTCTTACAACATGATCTTCTTGGACGAATTTGCATTCGTTCCTACCAATGTTGCAGAGGACTTCTTTAGTTCTGTGTATCCTACAATCTCATCTGGTAAGTCTACAAAGGTTATTATTGTTTCTACACCAAATGGTATGAACTTGTTCTACAAACTTTGGGTGGATGCAGAGAACGAAAGAAACTCTTACAATGTTATTGATGTACATTGGAGTGAAGTTCCTGGCCGTGATGAGAAATGGAAAGAAGAAACTATTGCAAACACCTCTAAGGAACAGTTCCAAAGAGAGTTTGAATGTGAGTTCTTAGGTTCTTCTAATACACTTATACACCCATCAAAGATTAAGTCTATGGCCTTCTTTAATCCTATTCAGTCAAATGCTGGATTGGATATGTATGAAAAACCGAAAGAAGGACATACATACACACTTATAGCAGATGTGTCAAGAGGAACAAACAATGACTATTCTGCATTTATTGTGTTTGATGTTTCTACGGTTCCCTATACAATTGTTGCAAAATACCGTAACAATGAAATCAAACCTTTACTTTTTCCAAACGTCATTCACGATGTAGCCTCTGCATACAACCAAGCATATACACTCATAGAGGTAAATGATATAGGTGAACAGGTTGCAACTTCTCTACAGTTTGACTTGGAGTATGAGAACCTAATAATGGCAAGTATGCGTGGTCGTGCGGGTCAAGTCGTTGGCGGTGGTTTTAGTGGTGGAAAAGCACAACTTGGGGTAAGGACAACTAAAGCGGTTAAAAAGATGGGATGTTCAAATCTCAAACAAATCATTGAAACTGACAAACTAATTATCAATGATTATGACTTGATTAACGAATTCTCTACCTTTATTCTCAAAGGACAATCCTATGAGGCTGAGGAAGGACACACAGATGACCTTGCAATGTGTTGTGTTATCTTTGCATGGTTAGTACAACAAACATATTTTAAAGAGTTGACAGATGATGACATTCGTGCTAGAATGTTTGCAGAACAACAAAATCAACTAGAACAAGACATGGCACCATTCGGATTTATTGATGATGGTGTGAGTGATTATGGTGAAACCGTAGTCGATGAGTATGGAACTCGTTGGGCTCCAGTGGTTCGTGCCCATGATACTGATTGGTAGAAATCATTAAAATCCTACATAATATCAATAATATCGTTTTCTAATTTGAGGAAACAGTTTGCACAAACGACTTTGGATTGATTGATTAACCCTACAACTTCTGTTCTAGATTCCTCATTCAATCCTTTTCTTTTTGTTAGTTTACGAATTTCCCTCTCGTGAGGATAGAATTGGAGACAGGCGGTTTCAGACTCCCCACAGTAAACACAGGTTTTGTTACCAAGATATTCATTAATCCATATCTTACGAGCCCTGTAATTTCTTTGGGAAACCTTCTTTATGGTTTCTTTGTATTTCTGATAATGCTCCGACATATTATTATTTATGTGTTGCCTAACCTATAAAAAATAAATGAAAAGAAGGTTTTTTATAAATATTCGTGTAAGTTTGGAAAACTTAATAATGAATCCATAAAGGAGAAACAGAAATGGCATTTCAAGTATCCCCTGGCGTGCAAGTCAATGAGGTTGATCTTACTAATGTTGTTCCTGCTGTTGCTACATCAATCGGTGCGATTGCTGGCCACTTTACTACTGGCCCAGTATCACAAATCACCGCAATTGGTTCAGAGCAAGAGTTGGTAGCAATTTTTGGTAAACCAACATCAGACAACTATGAAACATGGTTTACAGCCGCCAACTTCTTGCAATACAGTAATGCATTGCGTGTTGTTCGTGCCGACATGGCAGGATCAAAGAACGCAACAGCAGACGGCACTGGATTGCAAATTAACAATGATGATGTATATAATGCAAATTATGCTGGTGGGCAGGGTTCTGTAGGTGAGTGGGCTGCAAAGTTCCCAGGCGCTTATGGTAACGCTCTCGCAGTATCAATTTGTTCAAACGCAACTGCATATGAACAAACTGCTTCATCTACAGTAGATGGTGCTCATATCGTAGGTGCAACAACCCTTGCAGTTACATCTGGTGCAGACTTTAATGTTGGTGATATCATTTACCTTCAAGAAGCAGACGGACAACAGTATGAAGTTACTGCAATTGCAGTCAACAACCTTACCATTCGTCAATTAGATGTTGCTAGTGGTGGTGGACTAAAATCTGCAATGGCTGGTGGCGAAGCAATTCGCAGACGTTGGAGATTCTACGACTTGTTTGATGGTGCTCCTGGCACATCAACATGGGCCGCAGACAAAAATATCTCAGCAGATGAAATGCACATTGTAGTGTATGACGCAACTGGTGGTATCACTGGTTACGACAACGATCTCGCTGGACAAAGAGGAACATCTGTAATCGAAACATATGGTTTCGTATCACAAGCTGCCTCTGCAAGAACCGCACAAGGTGGTTCAAACTTCTATCCAAATGTAGTCAATACTGGTTCCAGTTATGTTCGTTGGATGGATCACGATTCAACCTTGACAAATGCTGGAACAGACGTTGCATCTGGTAGTTCTTATGCATCTACTGCTGGTAAAGCTGGTGTTCTTACAGACACACTAACTGGTGGTACAGATGGTACTGCAAGTCCACTTGCCGCTACAGTTGGTGAACTGGATATTGCATATGATAAGTTCTCAGATGCAGACACAGTTGATATCAACCTAGTTATGGCTGGTAAATCACCAAACAGTACAGATGGTGTTACACATGCAACTAGCATTATCGACCTTTGCGAATTCCGTAAAGATTGCGTTGGTTTCATCTCACCTCGTAGAGCAGACGTTGTTGGTATTACAACAGGTGTTGCACAAACAAATAATGTTGTTGGTTTCTTCAACAACCTTGCAAGTTCGTCTTATGCTGTATTCGATAGTGGATACAAGTATATGTACGACAAGTACAACGATGTATATCGTCATGTTCCATTGAACGGTGATATTGCTGGACTTGCTGCGAATACAGACAATGTTGCTGACCCTTGGTTCTCACCAGCTGGTTACAACAGAGGACAAATTCGTGGTGCAGTTAAACTAGCATACAACCCAACAAAGGCACAAAGGGATATCCTATATCCTGCTCGCATTAACCCTGTCTGCACATTCCCAGGCCAAGGTACAGTTCTGTTTGGTGACAAAACTGCACTATCACGCCCAAGTGCATTCGACAGAATCAATGTTCGCAGATTGTTCCTTGTACTTGAGAAGGCAATTGCTACTGCTGCTAAGTTCCAGTTGTTTGAGTTCAACGATGAGTTTACTCAAGCACAATTCCGTAACTTGGTGGAACCATTCTTGAGAGATGTTCAAGGACGTAGAGGTATCACTGACTTCTCAGTTGTTGCTGACGAAACAAATAACACTGGTGAAGTAATTGATAGAAATGAGTTTGTTGGAGACATCTATGTCAAACCAGCTCGTTCAATCAACTTCATTAGACTAAACTTCATTGCTGTTAGAACTGGTGTTTCTTTCAGTGAGATTGGCGGATAAGGAGATAAGAAATGGCTAGCATAGACGATTTTAAATCAAACCTTATCGGTGGTGGTGCAAGAGCGAACCAGTATCGTGTCATTATGACAACACCCCCAGCAATCGCTACAGGTTTAGATATAGTAAGAACACAATATTTGGTTAAGGCAACATCGTTGCCTGGCCAGACAATTCCAGAGGTAACTGTAAACTTTAGAGGACGCCAATTGTTCCTCGCTGGTGACAGAACCTTTGAAACTTGGACAACAACAGTTATCAACGACACTGATTTCATGGTTCGTAACGCAATTGAGCGTTGGATGAATGGTATCAATGATCTTGAAGAGAATACAGGACTTGTCAATGTATCTGATTACACTGCTCAGTTGAGAGTAGAACAGTTGGATAGAGATGACAGAATTCTAAAGTCTTACACTCTAAGAAACTGTTGGCCGACTGTAGTTGCGCCAATTGAATTGTCATACGACACAGTAAGTGATATTGAATCCTTTGATGTAACTTGGAGATACACAAGTTTCTCCGCTAGTAACGTATAATCCAGTTTTACAAACCGACTAAATAGTTGGGTAGAACTTAGGAGAATTATAGTATGGCGGAACTTTTTGGTTTCAGAATCACAAGAGCGAATCAGGGTGGGAGTGGTGATGGATTCACCTCTCCCTCTACTGATGACGGCACACTTGATATTGTATCAGGCGGTGGACATTATGCGTCTATCCTTGATATGGATGGCCGTGATCGTAATGAACTTGACTTAATTCGCAGATATCGTGATATTGCACAACAACCAGAGTGTGACAGTGCAATTGAAGATATTGTAAATGAAGCGATTGTCTCTGATGAAAGAGATCAATCGGTATCTCTTTCCCTAGACAGACTTGACCTTTCTGCAAACATCAAATCGAAAATCAGAGATGAATTTGATGAAGTGTTGCGTTTGCTTGACTTTAATGCAAAAGGACATGATATCTTTAGACGTTGGTATGTTGACGGTAGACTTTATTATCATAAGATTATTGATAATAAAGCGCCTCGCAAAGGCCTTCAAGAACTTAGATATATTGACCCTCGCAAGATTAAAAAGGTAAGAGAACAAAGGAAAGAAGTAGACAAAAAAACAGGATTGGAAATTGTTCGTAAAGTTGATGATTTCTATCTGTACAATGAAAAAGGAATTGATCAGAATACTGGAACTTCTTCTGGTGTAAAGATTAGTCCTGATGCAGTTACATATTGTCCATCTGGTTTGGTGGATATGCATAAAGGTACAGTCCTTTCTCATTTAAATAAAGCAATCAAACCTGTAAATCAGTTGCGTATGATTGAAGATGCGTTGGTTATCTATCGTATCTCTCGTGCGCCTGAAAGACGTATTTTCTACATTGATGTTGGTAACTTGCCTAAAATTAAGGCAGAAGCTTATCTAAAAGATGTGATGAATCGTTATCGTAACAAGTTGGTGTATGATGCACGAACTGGTGAAATTCGTGACGATAGAAATCATATGTCAATGTTGGAAGATTTCTGGCTGCCTCGTAGAGAAGGTGGTAGAGGTACAGAAATCACAACCTTGCCTGGCGGTTCAAACCTTGGTGAGATTGATGATATCACATACTTCCAGAAAAAACTATACCGTTCATTGAACGTACCAGTATCAAGACTTGCAGAAGAGACAGGGTTCTCTATTGGCCGTTCAGATAACATTACAAGAGATGAACTCAAATTCACAAAGTTTGTACAAAGAATTCGTAAGAAATTTTCCGTTCTATTTGCAGACATTCTTAAAACACAACTTGTTCTTAAAGGTGTTATTGCACTGGAAGAATGGGATAGTATTAAAGAACATGTTCAGTTTGATTTCCTTGCAGATGGTCACTTTACGGAACTCAAGAATGCAGAAATTCTTAGAGAACGTCTAGACATGCTTGGACAAATTGAATCTTATGTTGGTACATATTTCTCTAAAGAGTATGTTAAGAAACATATTCTTAGAATGAATGACGAACAAATTGAAGAAATTGAAAATCAAATTAAAAATGAAGAAGGTGGTGAAATGGGTGGAGAAGATGATGGAATGTTTGCCCATAATGATCCATCAAAAGGAGATAAATAATGAACACAGTAAGAGACTTTGTAGATTCTATTGCAACAGGTGACAACCTTGCCGCAGAAACACATTTTAATTCTGCACTTGCAGCCAAAGTTGGTGACGCACTAGAAACCAAAAGACAAGATGTTGCAAAAACATTTGTAACACATCACATCCCAGAGGTAGAAGAAGATAGTGAGTAAGACTGTTTCTCAACTCAAACAAGAGTTACCAGAGAAAGATGAACACAAACAATCTAAGGAGTATAAGAAGTTATCTCCTAAGATGCGTAATGCTGTGGATGCTATTTTCAAGGAAATGGATGCGAAACCGTCAGATTTCCTAAATACTTTTGACAAAACTATAAATAGTGTTTCAAAAGAGTTTAAAGTTCCGCCAAAGAAACTAATGGACTACTTTGAAACAGAAATGTTATCAATTTAGGAAAAGAGCTATGCAAGTAAAAGGAAATGCAACAGCACTATCTGGAACAACACAGTTTACAGATGCGACTGCTGTTTGGGTATTTAACACTGGAACTGCTGGTGCTGTGACTGTTAGAAATACTGCCGATGATGGGGATGTTGGAACTATCTATGTTGGTGCTGGTGCTGGCATTGTCATTCACTTGAGTATTGGTGAAGGCCTTCGTGGTGCAGCTGGTATGCAAGCCACGCAAATTACAGCGACAGGATATTAAAACAATGAAACTTATCGCAGAACAGATACAAGAAGTAGAATACATCACTGAAGAAAAAGACGGTGGTGGTAAAGAAATGAAAATCCGTGGCATCTTTATGCAAGCGGATCAAAAGAATCGTAACGGTAGAGTATATCCTTTTAATATTCTACAAAAAGAGGTAAACCGTTACAATAAAGAATTTGTTGCTGAAGGTCGTGCATTCGGGGAGCTGGGACATCCAGAAGGCCCTACTGTCAATCTTGACAGAGTATCGCACATGATTACAAAACTGGAAGCTGATGGAAAGAACTTTGTTGGTGAGGCGAAATTGCTCTCTACTCCAATGGGGGAAATTGCGAAAGCATTGATTAAAGACGGTGGTAAACTTGGTGTCTCTTCAAGAGGCATGGGTTCACTAGAGTCTAGAAGTGGTGCGAATTATGTGAAAGATGATTTTTATCTTGCCACTGCGGCAGATATTGTTGCAGACCCATCTGCACCTCAAGCCTTCGTTGAAGGTATCATGGAAGGTAAAGAATGGGTTTGGGATAATGGATTACTCAAAGAAGTAGAAATCCAGAAAATCAAGGACGAAATCAATGAGGGTATAAGACGCCGAAACGATAAAGTTTCCGCACTTGCATTCGCAAAGTTTTTGTCAAAAATTTAATCATTATAAATATGTTAAGATAACAAACTCAAGGAGAAATCCCAATGTCAGAACTAGACAAGACAATTGAGGAACTAGAAGCAGAAATCGCTGCGGAGCTTGAAGAAGCTGCACAGGATGCCCCTAAAAAGGGTGCTGCTAAAGGTGATTCAATGGAAAAAGTGGATGGTGAAGTTCAAGACACTGGTACTGCTGTTGTTACCCCAGATGAGAAGAAAGGTGCTGATGCTGCAAAAGCAATCAAACCTGTTAAAGATGCTCAGACTAAGGGTGCAAAAGATGCCGGTGGAGATACTGAACCAACTAAAATTCAAGAACCTCTTGCCGCTGGTGATCATGTAGATCACGATGGTGAAGAACTAGAAGAAGCTAAGATGACTAAAGAGATGATGAAGGCAGAAATGCAGAAGAAAATGGAAAGCATGAAAGCCCAAGATCTCAAGGCTGCATACGAAGCAATGTGTAACGGTGAAGGTTACGGTGCAACAGAAGAAGATAAGTCAGTTGACGAATCTACTTTGGAAGACCGTCTTTCATCTGTAGATGTATCTGAAGATGTTTCTGCACTTACAGAAGGTGAAGAACTATCTGAAGAATTTAAAGACAAGGCTGCTACAATTTTTGAAGCTGCTGTTAAATCTAAACTTCGTTCTGAAGTCGAAAGAATTGAAGAAGCAAAAGTTCAAGAAATCGCTGAAGAAATCAACAGAGTGCGTGATGAGTTGACTGAAAAGGTTGACGCATACATGAACTATGTCGTAGAAGAGTGGATGAAAGAAAACGAAATTGCAATTGAACGTGGTCTCAAAGGCGAGATTGCTGAAGATTTCATTTCAGGTCTTAAATCACTTTTTGAAGAACATTACATTGATGTTCCAGACGAAAAGTATGACATTCTAGGAACTCAGTCTGAAAAGATTGACGAACTTGAAGCAAAACTCAACGAACAAATTGAAAAGACTGCTGCAATGAAAAAGCAGAATGACCAATTGGTTCGTGAATCAGTCTTTGCAGAAGTCGCTTCTGACCTCGCCGACACAGAGGTAGAGAAGTTCAAGTCTCTTGCAGAAGATGTAGATTTTACTGATGAAGATTCTTTCAGAGGTAAACTCGACACGCTAAAGGAAAGTTATTTCCCCAAGGCAACCACTATCGCTGAATCTGTAGACTCTGAAACTGATGGTTCAGAGGCCTTCGATACAACTGGTGCAATGGCCGCTTACATGGCTGCGATCAGTAAAAATGTAAAGCGAGCCAAAAGCTAAGGTTGCGGAAAGAAAATCATTCCAAAATCATAGTTTTTATAAATATTATTAGAAAACTCAATAAGGAGAAACAAAATGTTCCAAACAGAACATCTACAGGAAAAGTGGCAGCCAGTCCTAGAGCATAACGATCTTCCAGAGATCAAAGACTCTTATAAGAAGGCTGTAACCACAGTTATCCTAGAAAACCAAGAAAAAGCACTTCGTGAAGATAGAGGTTTCCTCGGCGAAGCTGCGCCAACTAACGCAACTGGCGGTTCAGTTGACAATTGGGATCCAATTATGATTTCACTTGTTCGCCGTGCAATGCCAAACCTAATTGCATATGATATTGCTGGTGTTCAGCCAATGACTGGCCCAACAGGACTTATCTTTGCAATGCGTTCACGTTACTCTTCGCAAACAGGCACAGAGTCAATGTTCAACGAAGCCGATACAGACTTCTCTGGTGCTGGAACTCATGCCGGTACTAACCCTGCTTTACTTAACGATTCACCAGCTGGTACTTATACTAGTGGTACTGGTATGACAACTGCTGCTGCAGAAGCACTAGGTGATTCTGCAAGTAACTCTTTCGCAGAAATGGCGTTCTCAATCGAGAAACAAACCGTTACTGCAAAGTCTCGTGCTCTTAAAGCAGAATACACAATGGAACTTGCTCAGGATCTTAAAGCCATTCATGGTTTGGACGCTGAGACAGAACTTGCAAACATCCTTTCTGCTGAAATTCTTGCAGAAATCAACCGTGAAGTTATCCGTACAATCTATGTAACTTCTAAGAAGGGTGCTGCTGTCGATACTGCTAACGCTGGTATTTTCGACATGGACGTTGACTCAAACGGCCGTTGGTCAGTTGAGAAGTTCAAAGGACTTATGTTCCAAGTTGAGAGAGATGCAAACGCAATCGCTCAAGATACTCGTAGAGGTAAAGGTAACGTAATTATCTGTTCTTCTGATGTTGCTTCTGCACTTCAGATGGCCGGTGTACTTGATTACACTCCTGCTCTTAACAACAACTTGAATGTTGACGATGCTGGTAACACATTTGCTGGTGTTCTTAACGGACGTTACAAAGTGTACATCGATCCATATTCAGCGAACTCTGCTGACAAGCAGTTCTACGTTGTTGGTTATAAGGGCACATCACCTTATGACGCTGGTATCTTCTACTGCCCATATGTTCCACTACAGATGGTTCGTGCGGTTGGTGAGAACACATTCCAGCCAAAAATTGGATTTAAGACACGTTACGGTCTTACTGCTAACCCATTTGCAGAAGGTACAACTGCTGCTCTTGGTGCTCTTAACGCCAATGCAAACACTTACTACAGAAAAGTTCAAGTTACGAACATCATGTAATAAGAGTTGCTATAAGCAACCAAAACTTAGGGGGAGCATTTTTGCTCCCCTTTTTTCTTTATAAATACTATAAAGGAAGAATAAAATGGTAGCATTTAATCCACTAAAGAGACAACCAGATACACTTGACTTTGCAAATGCAAGTCAGTTTAGGTTTCAATTACTTAAAATTCCTAATACTGTGTATTTTACTACATCAGTAAACTTGCCAGGCATTGCGTTTTCTGGTGATGCGATTATGAACAGTAGATTTAAAGCTATGCCGTTTATGGGTGACACTTTAGACTTTTCTCCAATGGAACTAACATTTAATGTTAGCGAAAGTCTTTCCAACTATCGTGAAATACACGATTGGATGACAGGTATTGGATTTCCAAAAGAAACAGACCAGTTCGCAAGTGCTATTAATGCAGAAAAAGATTTGAAGCCGGGTTCTGCCCCACCAACATCTAGAAGAGTTGGTGCGTCTACAGTCAATCCATCAAACCTTGTTTCTGACGGAACTCTTACTATTCTTTCAAACAAAAACAATCCAGTACTCAATGTAAATTTTAAAGCATTATACCCAACATCACTTTCTGGATTACAGTTTAATACCCAAGGTACAGATACAGAACAACTTACTGCAACTGTTACTATGAATTATGATTTGTATGAGTTTGAAGTTTTATAAATAAGTATGAGCAGAGAAGGTGAACTTGAACAATCATTGTTTGAGTCTCCTCTGTGAGAAAATTTAGAACTGCAAGTTCCAACCAATCTGCTCACTTTTATTATTAGGATGTGAATATAGAATGAATTTAGAAGAACTCCAAAAAGAGGCTGAGAAGGATAGTCAAATTGACGATCTTGCCCTCGACATAGAATCCCTCAAAATCCCCAATCTAAAAAGTAAGTGGTTGAGATACCATAGTCACTGGTCACTTCTTGTTAAGAAAACAAAAGGTGATTTCAATGTTCTGAAACTTAAAAAGACAGAATACTATGGTGGTAAGGCCACTGCTGAAGTTTACAGAGACAATCCATTTGACCATAAAGTATTGAAGGCTGATATTCCTTTATACTTGGATGGTGATGAAGATATGAACAATCTTAAAAACAAGATTGCATATTACGAACAGTGTGTTTATGTATGTACAGAGGTTATTACTGAACTTACATGGAGACACCAGAATATCAAAAACTCTATTGATTGGAAGAGATTTACAGAGGGAACTCTCTAATGCGTTATGGTAAAATTTATACCACAGTTGATGTTAATAAAAATCTCATTGATGCGGCTTTAAACACTGTAAATCGTTCAGAGTTAGAAACTTCCAGAATAGAAAACACCAGTTCCTTTAGTTCCAGAGAATCTAAGAATTTTTGGATAAAGGATACTCGTGTCTTACAGATGTTCTTAAATTTTACCAATACTATCAATAAGAATGTTGGGTGGGATTATCATATAGATACGATAGAACCACTACAATATACAGAATACAGTTCAGATGTAAAAGGACATTATGATTGGCATTCTGATCAACACCCACAACCTTATAGTGACAACAGAGTTAGAAAGATTAGTTTTTCTATTCTATTGAGTGATGACTATACTGGTGGAGAGTTTGATATAGAAACAGGAAACCCAAATATGAAAGACAGAATTGAAACGATCAACTTACCAAAGTATCGTGCAGTCTTTTTTCAATCAGAATTCTTTCATAGAGTTCGTCCAGTAAATACTGGACTAAGAAAAAGTCTAGTTGGGTGGATATTAGGGCCTAGGTTTAAATGACAAAAATTACAAAGAAGAATGACGTATTTCTTCAAGTAAACACAGAACCATCAGTTGCAAGAGCCTTGGCAGACTTTTTTACATTTGAAGTGCCAGGCGCTAAGTTTATGCCTGCCTATCGAAATCGTATTTGGGATGGAAAGATTCGGTTATTCTCCCCAGCAACAGGGGAGTTGTATGTAGGACTTCTTCCTTATTTGGAAAAGTACCTAAAAGATTATGAAGAAAATTACACAATAAGTGAGGATTTGCAAGATGAAAAAAGAATTGAAAGAGAAGTATTGGATGGATTCATTAGAGGACTTAGACTTCGATCTAGGGGAAAGTCTATACGACCTCGTGATTATCAAGTTGACGCAGTGGAGTATGGTATTAGAAAACATAGGGCTCTTCTTCTTAGTCCTACTGCTTCTGGTAAGTCGCTCATTATCTATATAATTGTAAGGTACTACGAACTTCTTCTTAAAGAACAAGAAAACGATAAGATATTAATACTTGTTCCCACAACATCTTTGGTTGAACAAATGTATTCTGATTTTATAGATTATGGATGGTTGGATGCGTATCTACAACGTGTATACAGTGGACACGATAGAAATGTTTCAAAGAGAGTAGTCATCTCTACATGGCAGTCTTTATATAAAATGCCTACAAAATACTTTGAACAATTTGGTTGTGTGATTGGTGATGAAGCCCATTTATTTAAAGCAAAGTCACTTACATCTATTTTGACTAAACTTCATATGTGCAAGTATCGTTTTGGATTGACAGGAACACTAGACGGAATGCAAACCCATCGTTTGGTTCTAGAAGGTTTGTTTGGTGCTTTAAATAAAGTTATAACCACAAAAGAACTAATTGATAAGAAAACCCTATCCGATTTTAGAATTAGAGCTTTGGTTCTGACATATCCAGAATCAGAGTGTAAACTTGTGAAGGATATGAATTATCAGGATGAAATAGATTATATTGTCACCCTACCAAAAAGAAATGAATTCATTCGTGACTTGACATTACAACTAAAAGGTAATACACTAGTGTTGTTTCAGTTTGTTGAGAAACATGGTAGTGTTTTACACGACATGATTAAAAACTCTACAGACAGAAGAGTTTTCTATGTATTTGGTGGCACAGACACACAAACAAGGGAAGATATTCGTGCAATCACAGAGAACGAAAAAGATGCAATCATTGTGGCCTCGTATGGTACTTTTTCTACTGGTATCAATATTCGCAACCTACACAATATTATATTCTCATCACCAAGTAAATCAAGAATCAGAACTTTGCAGTCAATCGGAAGAGGGTTGCGAAAAAGTGAGGGCAAAACTACCGCCACTCTCTTCGATATCAGTGACGATTTTACCTACAAGTCCAAACGGAACTTTACAATAAATCATTTTATGGAACGCATAAATATATACAATGAAGAACAGTTTGATTATGAAATCAAAAGGATTAAAATGAAATGACCAATGTAAAGATATTAAAGCTTTCAAGTGGTGAAGAAGTTATATGCAATATTAACACTAATAGTAAAGAACACATTAGTATTACTAGGCCCATGAAACTCAATGCCTATCCTAAACTAACAAAGAATGGATCACTTGAGGAGGCCTTATCATTACAAAAATGGATACACTTTTCTGAAACCGATACATATGATGTGCCGAAATCTCAAATTATTGTTGTAACCCAAGCCTCCTATGGTTTGTCTAAGTTTTATGAATTTTGTATTACTAAAGTAAGGATGGAAGAAGAAGATGTGGAACTTCCATCTGATGAAGAATTACAGGCGATTGAAGAAGAAGATCTCTTTGAGGACTTTTATGTACCATCTAATACAGTACATTAATATCTATTCTTCAAACCCAGCATAGTTAATATACCACCCTGTCAAGAGATTGTCAACAAGTTTTTGAAATTAAATTTTCTATTGACATTTCGTACATATTGTGTATAATGGGTAGTACAAACAAGTGGAGTTATTATGGCTAAAAAAACAAAGGGTGTGCATTACGTCAACAACGCACAGTTCCTAGAAGCAATGAAAGAGTGGAAACAACAGTGCAAGGAAGCAGAAGAACTTGGTGAACCACAACCACCAGTTACCAATTATATTGGTGAATGTTTTCTAAAGATTGCCAACCACCTTTCCTATCGACCTAATTTTATCAATTACACATACAGAGAAGAAATGATTTCTGACGGTATTGAAAACTGTCTACAATACTGTAGCAACTTCAACCCAGAGAAGTCTAACAATCCCTTTGCGTATTTTACACAAATTATCTATTATGCATTTATTCGTAGAATCCAAAAAGAAAAGAAACAACAACACGTTAAGCACAAAATTATTGAGAATATGAATGTGGACATTCTCATGGATAGTGATGGTGATCAGTCTGTCTTTGTTGATTATTTACAGAAGAACTTTCTACCAGCTGAAGCTGTATATAAACCAAAGAAGAAGAAACCACAACCAAAAGGACTAGAACTTTTTTATAATGAAGATGGTGAAGAGATAAATGAAGATCGCACTGATTACTGATACACATTTCGGTGCTCGCAATGATAATCTAGCTTTTAATGATTACTTCTATAAATTTTGGGAAGAAGAGTTCTTTCCTTATATAGATAAACATGACATTAAAACGGTTATCCACCTTGGCGATGTGATGGACAGACGCAAGTATGTTTCATACAAAATTGCAAAGGATTTTCGTGAGCGCTTTATTAAACCCCTTGTGGACAGAAAACTAGATGTTCACATGATGGTAGGAAACCATGATACCTACTATAAAAATACAAATGAGGTAAACTCTTTGTATGAACTGCTTGGTGGGCCAGGCGAGGAAAAATATCCAAATATCAAATGTTATGATGGGCCATGTACTGAAGAGTTCGATGGTGTCGGTATTCATTTCATGCCTTGGATAAATGCAGAAAACTATGAACGTGCAATGAGAAGTATTGAAATGACTTATGCACAAATCTGTATGGGACACTTAGAACTGAATGGTTTTGAGATGCACGCTGGACATTTCTGTGAGGGTGGTTATCCAAAAGATATGTTCAGAAAGTTTGACACTGTAATGAGTGGACACTTTCACAAGAAGTCTGATGACGGCCAGGTTTACTATCTTGGCAATACCTATCAGATGACATGGAGTGACCATAACGAAACCAAAGGTTTCCATATCTTTGACACAGATACAAGGGAACTTGAATACATTCTAAATCCACATACCATATTTGAAAAGGTATATTATGATGACACCACTATGGATTATTCTAACTTTAATGTCTTGACATTGAGGGAAAAGTTTGTTAAAATTGTGGTTGTTAATAAGAAAGATTTCTATCAGTTCGATAGGTTTATCGACAAGGTTCTATCTGAATCTGGAGCCCATGAAATAAAAATTGTTGAGGACTTTAGTGAACTTGATGCAACAAATGTAGACGATGCAATCATTGAGAATGCAGAAGATACGATGACGTTGCTTGAGAGATACATTGATGAACTTGATGTTACTTTGGATAAGAAGAGACTCACCAGCATGATGAAGTCTCTCTATGTAGAAGCGAGTGATTTGGAACTTTGATTACTTTTAAATATGTACGTTGGAAGAACCTTCTTTCAACTGGAAACCAATTTACTGAAGTGCAGTTGGATAGAAATACGACTACACTAATCATAGGCGAAAACGGAGCTGGTAAGTCCACAATTTTGGATGCACTCTGTTTTGGTCTGTTCAATAAACCTTTCCGTAATATCTCTAAAGGACAACTTGTAAACTCAGTCAACGGTGGTTCTGCTATGGTTGAAGTTGAGTTTACTGCTGGTAATAAAGAGGTAAAAGTTATTCGTGGCATCAAACCAAACAAGTTTGAAGTTTGGGTTGGTGGACAAATGATTAATCAAGATGCGAATGCAAGAGATTATCAGAAACATCTAGAACAACAAATTTTGGGATTGAACTATCGTTCTTTCACACAGGTTGTTATTCTTGGTTCTTCTACATTTGTTCCATTTATGCAGTTGTCTACCAAAGCCCGCCGTGAAGTGGTGGAAGATATCTTGGATATCAAGATTTTCTCGTTAATGAATTTTTTGTTGAAAAGTAAAACAAAGGATCTTAATGATGAAATTCGTAATGTGGAATATCAACGAGACTTGACAAAAGAAAAGATTGTTCTGCAAGAGAAATTTATTAAAGATGTAATTAACAATAAGAGTTCTATTATATCTGAAAATAAAACTAAGGTTAGTGATAATGAAACAAACATTGCGGCAAAAGAAGAAAAAATTAAAACTCTCTCTGATGAGAAGGAAAGCTTATCTGTCGATATTGAGGAAAAGACAAGAAGAGAACAAAAACTTAAAGAACTAACAAGAACCGAATCTGCATTACAAAACAAACGAGGAGAACATGAGAAACAAATCAACTTTTTCCAGAACAACTCAGAATGCCCGACATGTGAACAGACAATCACAAATTCAACAAAGCAGACGCAGATTGATTCCAGAACAACCAAAATTGGAGAACTCACAGAAGCAATCACCCAAGTCGAATCAATGGAACAAAAAGAACAGGATAGACTAAACACTATTTTGATTAATCTGGAAACTATTCGTCAACATGATGTGGAGATTGCAAAAATTCGTGCATCTATTAAAGAACTTGAAACCTTTAACTCTCGTTTAAAGAAAGATATTGAAACCTATGAGTCTGGTTCTGTATCAGATGAAGATAAGACAAAGTTAGATGAACTTAAAGGTAGTCTCAAAGTTATTGAAGAACTACAAACAAAACTTAATGAAGATAAGTTCTATATTGATGTGGCTCGTAATCTTCTACAGGACAGTGGCATTAAAACAAAGATTGTAAAACAATACTTACCAATTATGAATAAGTTGGTAAATACATATCTCAGTTCAATGGATTTCTTTGTCAACTTTAATATTGATGAAAACTTTCAAGAAACAATCAAGTCTCGTTTTAGAGATGAGTTTTCTTATGCATCATTCTCAGAAGGTGAAAAGATGCGTATCGACCTTGCACTACTCTTTACATGGAGAGCTATTGCAAAAATGAAAAACTCAACGAATACAAATCTTCTTATCTTAGATGAGATTTTTGATTCGTCTTTGGATACTGCTGGTACAGATGATTTCTTAAAGATTTTGGGTACTTTTGATAAACAGAATGTATTTGTTATTTCTCATAAACAAGACATTTTGATTGACAAGTTCAGAAGTGTCATTCAGTTTAAGAAAGAAAAGAACTTTAGTCATATGGTTGTATAATGGGTAAGCGCAGTGATTTTGAAAGAGTAGAAAGAGATTTCTATCCAACTCCATATGAAGCTGTACTTCCTCTAGTTGCACACTTGCCAGAGTGGTTCTCCTTTGTTGAACCGTGTGCTGGTGACGGTAGGTTGTACGACCATCTGGTTCTACATGGTGGTGTGTGCAATCACCTATCTGATATAGAACCACAACGTCAAGACGTTATGTTGTTGGATGCATTTGATGTAAATGTTAAGAGTGGTTTGATTATTACAAATCCACCTTGGAATCGAAAAATACTTCATCCACTGATTGAACACTTTGCACCACAAGCTCCAACATGGTTATTGTTTGATGCAGATTGGATACATACAAAACAATCTATTCCCTACTTGACAATGTTGAAAAAAGTTGTTAGTATAGGAAGAGTTAAATGGATTGAAGGAAGTAAGAGTGTTGGGAAAGATAACTGTTGTTGGTATCTCTTCCATGACACAGAACAAGTAAAACCTATAGAATTTTGGGGAAGAACATGATATATGAATTATTAAAGCCTACTGAAGAACTTTTGCGTGTGGAATTGCCCAATATCACATTTGAAGAATTAAAAGAAAAATATGACTTGACACCAAGAGATTTGTATGATAATATGATAGAATCTATGCAACATCATGGGGGTATTGGTTTATCAGCGAATCAGTGTGGACTTCCCATTCGTGCATTTGTTATGATTACAGACATGGACAAAAGAGAAGGAACCATCTTCTTCAATCCTAAAATTACATGGGCATCAGAAGAGACAGAGTATTTTGTTGAAGGGTGTTTGACATATCCTCATGTGTTCTTGAATTTGAAACGTCCTAAAGTGATTCGTTTTAGTTACTTGGATATTGATGGGATTGAAAGAAACGCTGGATTTTCGGGTATAACTGCACGAATCTTTCAACATGAGTATGACCATATGGAAGGTAAGAACTTCACCATGTATGCATCTAGACTGAAATTAGATATGGCATTGAAAAAAGCTAAGAAAAAAATAAAAAAAGTTTTAAAAACATCTTGACTTTGTTCCTAAAACAACATATACTGTATAGGTAAGTTAGGAAAACAACTCGTTAGGAGAGATTATATTATGGCACACGAACTTGAAATCGTAAATGGACAGGCCCAGATGGCCTATGTTGGTGAACTTCCTTGGCATGGACTTGGTACAAAGGTTGAAGCAGACCTCACACCAGACCAATTCCAGAAAGTTGCTGGACTTGATTGGACAGTCACAAAAGAAAAACTGATGACTCCATCTGGTACTGTAGTAAAGAACAAAGAGGCACTTGTTCGTTCCTCTGATGGTTCTATTTTAGATGTTGTTGGTACAGGTTGGAACCCTGTTCAAAACTCAGAAGCGTTTGAATTCTTCCATGAGTATGTGATGGCTGGTGACATGGAAATGCACACTGCTGGTTCACTGAAAGATGGACAGATTGTTTGGGCTCTTGCAAAAACCAAAGAATCTTTTGAACTCTTCAAGGGTGATGTAACAGAGAACTACTTCTTGTTCTCAAACCCACACCAGTTTGGTAAAGCGATTAACATTCGTATGACACCAATTCGTGTGGTTTGTAACAACACTCTTACCCTTTCACTTTCACAAAATGCAGACCAAATGGTTACAGTAAATCACCGTAAAGCATTTGATGCAGATGAAGTGAAACAACAGATGGGTATTGCTCGTGAGAAAATGGAACAATACAAATCTATGGCAGAATTCCTTGGTGGAAAGCGTTATACTTCTGATAACGTAATCCAGTACTTCAATGAAGTATTTGGTGCGCCTGCAAAAGAGAAAGTAGACAATGTAGTTCCTTTCACTTCTCGTAACGCAAAGATTGCCTTTGAGAACTTGGATACCCAGCCTGGTGCTAACTTTGCACAAGGTTCTTGGTGGACTGCCTTTAACTCTGTCACTCACATGACAGACCACCTTCAAGGACGTTCTAACGATGGACGTTTGGTTTCATCTTGGTATGGACGTAACCGTAAGGTGAAGTTGAATGCCCTCGACAAAGCGATTGAATACGCTGAGGCTGCATAAAAAAGTTTGAAAGTGGGGTTGAAAAATTCCACTTTCATGCATATATAATATAGGGTGCAATTCGTAAGTCGCCCTGATGACACAAAATATACCTACTCTGTGTCGCAAACTAGGGTTTGTCGGTATCCCCCCAAAAACCGTCATTATAAATAATGGTGATACGCCGAATGGGTATCACACTGTATCTTGCTTAATAAAGGAGAAACAAATGGTAAATACAGCTCTTACAGACCCTTTTGATAGGGTTAAAACCTACTCTGTCGGTTTCGACAGAATGTTTGACAGACTATTTGACGATAGTTTTGTTACAACAACAAACTACCCACCTTACAATATCGTAAAACTTTCTGATTCTGACTACGCAATTCAGATTGCAGTAGCTGGTTTTGGTAAGGATGATATTGAGATTGAAACCAAGGAAAATGTCCTTTCAATCAAAACCAAAGAAAAAGATGAGAGTGAAGTTGTGGACGATGCAACATACCTACACAAAGGTATTTCAAATCGTGCCTTCAAAAGAACTTTCACCATCTCTGATGATGTGGTAGTAAAAGGTGCAACCTTTGAAAATGGGTTGTTAAACATTGAACTTGAAAGAATCATTCCAGAGGAAAAGAAACCTCGCCTGATTAAAATCAAGTAAAATGTGTGAGAGCGCCTCTTGACAGGGGCGCTCTTTTATGTTATATTATGTGTAATTGAACTTAGGATGAAAAACTGTGAAAATATATAAAGACTACATAGACTACAAGTATTCAGAAGATTTGATTCTTGCAGAGTTGCAAGATTATATTGATGAAACATATAGTCAACACTACTCCCACAACAAATTTCAAGCAACAGAATTCATCATGGACTCGGGCCATGGAGAAGGTTTCTGTATTGGTAATATTTTAAAATATTCACAACGATACGGAAAAAAAGATGGCAAGAACAGAAAAGACTTGCTAAAGGTGATCCATTATGGTATAATGGCACTTCACAATCACGACACTTATGGAGAAAATATTGATGAAGCTTAGTAATGATACTCGTGAAGTTCTAAAGAACTTTTCAACCATTAACCAGAATCTTCTGGTAAAGAATGGTAACACAATTGGAACAATGTCTGCAATGAAGAACATTGTATCCAAAGCAACTATCCCTGACACATTTAACAATGAATTTGCAATTTATGACTTACATGAATTCTTGTCTGCATTGTCCTTGTTTAAAGACCCAATACTATCCTTTGATGAGAAGAGTGTTAGTCTAAATGAAGAGGGTGGTGGAAGTAATCTCACATATATGTTTAGTGATCCATCTATTGTGACTGCACCAAAAACAGAAATCACAATGCCTTCTATTGATGTGGAGTTTGTCTTTACTCAAAGCACATTCGATAAAATCCTAAAGGCATCTGCTGTCCTTGGTGTTCCAGATGTTGTCTTGACTGGCAAAGCTGGTGGTAAGATTGAATTGACTGTAACTGATCGTAAGAATGATACATCAAACGATTATAGTGTTGCAGTTGGGGAAAATTCACCAAATGACTTCACCTACTATTTCAAAGTAGAAAACCTCAAACTTCTTTCTGGTGATTACAAGGTAGAAGTATCTCAAAAAGGTATCTCACATTTTGTAAATGTGAACAAACCAGTTGAATACTTTATTGCTCTAGAAGCATCCTAAACCAGAAGGAAATATATTATGAATGATGTGATGTTGTGGGTGGAGAAATACCGCCCATCGAAAATTGGTGAGTGTATTCTCACTGAAGACCTAAAGAAAACCTTCCAGCAGTTTGTGGATGATAAACATATTCCAAATCTACTACTGTCTGGCGGGCCTGGTGTTGGTAAAACAACTGTTGCAAAAGCAATGTTGAATGAAATCGGTGCCACCTTTATGATGATAAACGGTTCTGAAGAATCGGGTATTGATGTTCTCAGAAACAAGATTAAGAACTTTGCGTCTACTGTTTCTATGGATGGTAATCGTAAGTTTGTAATCTTGGATGAGGCAGATTATCTAAATCCTCAGTCCACACAGCCTGCGTTGCGTGGGTTTATTGAAGAGTTCCACAAGAACTGTGGGTTCATCCTTACATGTAACTTCAAGAACCGTATCATAGAACCTTTGCATAGTCGATGTTCTGTTGTGGAGTTTCGTATTCCAACTTCAGAAAAACCAACACTTGCTGGACAGTTCTTCAAACGTGTACAGGATATTCTCGCACAAGAAAATGTTCAGTATGAACCAAAGGCTGTCGCTGGTGTTGTGGAAAAACACTTCCCAGACTGGCGTAGGGTTCTGAATGAATTGCAAAGATATTCTGCATCTGGTATGATTGATGCTGGTATCCTAGTCAATATTTCAGAAACGAATATGAAAGACTTGTCAACTTTTCTCAAAGAGAAAGACTTCAAGTCTATTCGTAAATGGGTTGCAAACAATCTGGACAATGATCCAGCTCGTATGTATCGTAAAATATATGATACACTCTATGAAGAAGTCCAACCAGCCACTGTTCCTCATCTTGTTCTCGCAACAGCAGATTATTCTTATAAGTCTGCATTTGTCGCTGACCAAGAAATCAATATGCTTGCATATATGATTGAGGTTATGACACAGGTAAATTGGAAATGACTTATGAACTAAAAGACTATCTTAAATCTCTTAACGAAACAAAGGAACATCTGTTAGAATCAGATGACCCTATGTGGGAGAAGAAGTATTCCCCCTATATCATTAACAAGTGCCTGGCACCTTTCAATGACACTATAATGTTAGTTAATGAGATGAATCAACGACACCACCTAGATTCAAAACTACAATATGACTTTTTACTAAATACTATTAGACCCAAGAAACGATATGCACCTTGGGTGAAAGCCGATAAGTTGAAAAACTTGGAGTATATAAAAGAATATTATGGTTATAGTAATGAGAAAGCGAAACAAGCACTATCAATACTAAATGATGACCAGATAACCACTATTAAAAATAGTTTGAATAAAGGTGGAAGAAAATGAATGAAATTGAATGGCATCCTGAGAAGATGCTAGAAGTTAAACTTAATGAACCAGATGACTTTTTGAAGGTTCGTGAGACCTTGTCTCGTATTGGAGTTGCATCTCGTAAAGAGAGAAAACTCTATCAGTCTTGTCATATCCTACATAAACAAGGCAAGTACTACATTGTCCATTTCAAGGAACTCTTTGCACTTGATGGTAAAGACACTAATCTAAATGAGAACGATATCTCTCGCAGAAATTCAATCGCTGGACTTTTGGGTGATTGGGGTCTGGTAGAAATCGTTGGAGATTCAGAACCGAAAGCTCCACTATCACAAATTAAAGTTATTGCCTTTAAAGAAAAAGATGAATGGATTTTGGAAACAAAATACAATATTGGTAAGAAGAGAGAATCGTAATTGACACAATCTTTTTCAAATTTCATTGTAGAAGAACCAAAAGAACAGAAGTATAAACTTCTTATCCTTTCGCATGACGATCCACTAGACCCTAACGAAACAGGGCCTATGATTCGTAAGATTGCATCTAAAATGGGTATTGAAGTGTATCTTGCTGAGTTGTCTGGTTCTTATATGGAATCTGATGGAGACAGTAAACTAGTATATTCTTTTGCAGTTAATGATGAAGGTAAGGCAGAACTTCCTACAATGAAGTCAGATGCAGAATACGAAAAACCTTTTAAGATTAATCCAAAAGACACTCTAGTTATGGCTAGAGGACTTGGTTCTACAACAAAACTTGGAAACCGTTCATGGTGGGTAACTATTAATAATCTTGAACATGAAGGTTATACAGTAATCAATTCTACAAGATGCCACGATATCTGTGGAGACAAATGGTTTAACCAAGTTGTGTTTCAAAGAGAAAACTTTAATACCCCCAAAACAGTTCTAGTAAGACATGCAGAAGGTGCCGAGGCGGCCGCAGAAAAACTAGGAAACAAGTTTCCTATGATTCTAAAAACTTCTACAGGTTCTAGAGGTGTTGGTGTAATGTGGATTGAGAGTTTAAAATCTCTTCACAGTATTGTACAACTTCTATATAGAGAAGATGAATATGTAGATATCATTCTACAAGAATATGTTAAGACAGATTACGATGTTAGAGTTATTGTTGTCGCTGGACAAATATTGGGTGCAATGAAACGCCCTGTTATCGGTGGTGACTTTAGAAGTAATGTTTCTCAAGGTTCTGAACCAGAGATACATGAGTTGACTGAATTAGAAAAAGAAGAATCAATTCGGGCAGCTAAAGCAGTGGACGGAATGATGGTCGGAGTTGACTTTATTCCCGCCAAGAACAGAGATAAAGATAAACCATATCTTATTGAGGTAAATTCTACGCCTGGACTTATGGGTATCGAGGCAGTGTTTAATAGTGCTGCATCAAAACCATTAATTAAAGATCAGAAAAGAAGTATCACAAAAGAGATATTGTCTATGTTTATGAATAGAAAAAATTGGAGTATATAATGCTACTTGATGCAATAAGAAAACTAAATGAAGGCAAGATTGCAATGCACAAAGCGAACATTGCAGTCTATCTAAAGAACCCTGCCGGTATTGGTGAACATTCTGATATCGCAGAGGCTGTAGAAGCAGAACTAATTAAGATTGCCGATGCACAAGATGTGGTTGACATGATTAATAAACATTTCAGTTCAGAGGAACAATTGCCTCTTTTCTCTTGACACATCCCCTATTTTGTTATATAATGAGTACAGTTGATAAGGGAAAATGTCTTGAATTTCTACACACATGTCGCCCAGTGGGGTAATCAATTGTTGGTTCGTGCAGTTGAGAACGGTATTCGTTCCAACTTCAAAGTAAAGTACGAACCGACACTTTTTGTACCAGTTCAAAAAGAAACTGGTTGGAAAACATTGGACAACAAAAATGTTAGTCCAATGAAGTTCCTTTCTATCAAAGAGGCTAAAGAATTCATATCTGGGTATGAAAATCAACCTCACCTTGCGTATGGTATGACTCAGTTCCCATACACTTACATTTCAGAAAAATATTCAAAACAAATTCAATTTGACAGTTCACAGCTTCGTATTATAACAATTGATATTGAAGTTGAGTGTGAGAATGGTTTTCCATTTGCAGACCAAGCTGTTGAACCAATGTTGTCTATAACTGTTAAAGATCACCAAAGTGGTAACATTACTGTTTGGGGTTTGCACGACTACCACAATGATAGACAGGATGTTAATTACATTAAGTGTCAGACTGAACGTGAACTCCTTGCTCAGTTCGTTTCTTGGTGGGAGAACGATCACCCAGACGTTATCACTGGTTGGAACACAGAGTTCTTTGATATTCCATATCTTGTAAACCGTATTAACAAAATCATGGGTGAGGAGGCTGTAAAACGCCTTTCGCCTTGGGGTGTTGTCAGTTCTCGTAAGGTTGTTTACTACGGTAAAGAAAATCAAGCATATGATATTCTTGGTGTGAACGATCTTGACTACTTACAACTATATCGTAAATTTACATATGCATATCAAGAATCTTATCGACTTGATCACATTGCTCTCGTAGAGTTGGGTGAACGTAAAGATGAAAACCCATATGAAACATTTCGTGATTGGTACACAAAAGATTATCAGTCATTTCTAGACTATAATATTCAAGACGTTGAACTTGTTGACAAACTAGATGACAAGATGAAACTGATTGACTTACTTTTGACTATGACTTATGAAGCAAAGGTAAACATGGCCGATGCATTTACTTCTGTTAAGTATTGGGATGTATTGATTTATAATCATCTTCTAAAACGCAAGATTGTAATTCCACAGAAGCCTGGCCGTTCTGCAAAGTCAGAGAAGTATGTTGGTGCATATGTCAAAGATCCACAAGTTGGACAACATAAATGGGTTCTATCCTTTGACTTGAACAGTCTATATCCACACTTGATTATGCAGTACAATATTTCACCAGAGACTTTGTTGCAACATCAACTTGATCTTGGTGATACTGCTGTAGATGACTTGATTGCCCAAGAATACAATACAAGAGACTTAGTTCCTTCAACTGTTACATTCACACCTAACGGTGCGATGTTTAACAAAGATTTTCAAGGTTTCTTACCTGAGATGATGCAGACAATGTATGATGAACGCACCATCTACAAAAAGAAGATGTTGGAAGCAAAACAACAATACGAAAATACAAAAGATCCAAAATATCTAAATGATGTATCTCGTTTTTCTAACATCCAAATGGCACGAAAGATTTCATTGAACTCTGCTTATGGTGCGATTGGTAATGAGTGGTTTAGATATTATGATTTGAGAATTGCAGAAGGTATTACAACTTCTGGACAACTTTCTATTCGTTGGATTGAGAAATCCCTAAACATCTATCTAAACAAACTATTGAAAACTGATGGAGAAGATTATGTTATTGCGTCAGATACGGATTCAGTATACATTACTTTTGACAGATTGGTTGACAGTGTGCTTAAAAAGAGAGATAATGAGTCGGAAGATTCATATCGTGGGCGGGCCGTTGACTTCCTTGACAGAGTTGCTAAAGAGAAAATTGAACCTTTTATTGATAACTGTTATCAAGCTCTCGCTTCGTATGTAAACGCATACGATCAGAAGATGCAGATGAAACGTGAGGTGATTGCAGACAAGGGTATCTGGACTGCAAAGAAAAGATATATCCTCAACGCATGGGATGTGGAAGGTGTTCGTTACCAAGAACCACAACTCAAGATTATGGGTATTGAGGCAGTCAAGTCATCAACGCCTGCACCCTGTCGTGAGAAGATTAAACAGGCACTAAAAGTTATTATGTCTGGAACAGAGAAAGATGTAAACAACTTCATTCAAGAGTTTCGTGAAGAGTTTATGAAACTCTCCCCAGAAGAGATTGCATTCCCTCGTTCAGTGAATGGTATTGATAAGTGGAGTGACAGTTCTGGTATTTTCAAGAAAGGTGCGCCAATGCATTGTAAGGGAGCTATTCTTTATAATCATTATGTTCGCAATCAAAAACTTACTCACAAATATCCTCTTATTCAAGAGGGTGACAAGATTAAGTTTCTCAATATGAGAACACCTAACAAAATGCAATCTAATGTAATTTCTTTTATTACAAAACTTCCAAAAGAGCTTGACATTCACCAATATTTAGACTATGATGTACAGTTCGATAAAGCGTTTGTTGAACCTTTGGTTTTTATTATGAACCAAATTGGATGGCAAATTGATAGAAGTTATGGAACACAAACTACACTTGAGGATTTCTTTACATGATACTAAATCGGGATGACGCTTTATATGCTGCAAATATTTTTGTAGATTACTTTTCAAACTTTGGTCGTATTGATGATTACTTACGCCGTGTAAAGTTGGAACGTATGTCAAACTATCCAATCTCTTTGCCAGGCATGGGGCCTGAAGATGATATGTTTGATAATTTTAACATTCATCCTAATGATATGGAATTTGCAGTAAAAGAAGTTCCTACAGAAGTGTTTGTTAATTACTTGGAGATTGTGACTTCACATGCTGTCGAAGCATCAATCCCAGGCAAGTCTCTCAAGTGGATTGTGTACGAAAAGAATTCAAATAAGATTGTTGGTTTTATTCGATTTGGTTCTCCAACAATTAACTCTAAACCTCGTAATTTGTTTTTGGGTAAACCGTTAGATACCATGAACCCAGAAGTTATGAAAAGATTTAATGACTCTACAATTATGGGTTTTACTATTGTTCCAACTCAACCATTTGGATTTAATTATCTAGGTGGTAAACTTCTTGCAGCAATGTGTTGTTCACATCTCGCAAAAGACACACTGAACAAAAAGTACGGTGGCCCATTCTGCATGTTTGAAACAACATCACTTTATGGTTCATCTAAAAGTTCTTCTATGTATGATGGTATGAAACCAATTCTGAGATTTAAAGGTTTGACTGAATCTGATTTTGCACCACTTATCAATGATGCTAACTTTCGTAACTTGAATGATTGGTTCAAGAAAAGAAATGATGGCGAATCTCTTGTTGATGATGGTGCCTCATCCAGAAAACTTAAAACACAAACTAAGATGGTATCTATTATCAAAGCCTCTCTCAAAGATGTAGAACCAGAAGAGTATAAAAAGTTTGTTAATGTCTTTGCAGAAGCAAAAGGATTGACAGAACAGAAACGACAGTTTATGTCGGATTATGGATATTCAAATGTTAAAGAATATTTGAATTTAGAAACGGATACTTTGGAGAAGAAAGAGAACTATGACAGATTTGAGTTTGATACTCTAGTTGATTGGTGGAGAAAGAAAGCAATCAACCGATATGAGTCTCTCAAAGCTGATAATAGAATCAGGACTGAAGTTGAGGTTTGGAATAGAAACGCTGACATTGATATTATAAGGTAGATAAAATGGAAAAAGGAACAGTAGTGACACTCGTTTTAAATAACGGTGCAGAAATTGTAGGAAAGTTTGTAGAAGAAACATTCAGTTCTATTGTAATTAATAGACCAAGAATGGTTCAAGTTACACAACAAGGAGTTGGACTTGTCAATGGTATCTCAATGACAGGTACAGAACCAAAAGGCAATTTTGATTTTGCTAAAACATCTGTTTTGTATTACATTGAAACATCAGAAGAAGTTGCAAATGGTTGGACTTCACAAACTAGTGGTATTGCTCTTCCACAAAAAGGACTTGTAAGTTAATGCAAATCGAAGATGATTTCAAACTAGACTTTTCTAATGTACTCATTCGTCCTAAAAGATCAACTCTTAAATCCCGAAAAGATGTTGACTTAGTACGAATTACTAAATTTAGAAATAGTGGCCTTCAGTATGTTGGTGTTCCTATTATGGGCGCTAACATGGATGGTGTTGGTACGTTTGAAATGGCTGATGCACTTGCAGAACAAGGTTTGTTTACATGTCTAGTAAAGACATATTCAGTAAACCAATTAGTTAGTTTCTTTGACCCTGATAACCAAGAACTTAAAGAAACTAGAGTTGAAGGTGTTGCAATGTCAATTGGTTCATCTGATGATGACTATCTAAAATTTAGGAATGTGTATGAACTAAGTGATGGTGCTGTTAAGTATCTTTGTGTAGATGTTGCAAACGGATACACTGAAATCTTTAGTAACTTCATTTATCAGTTGAGATTAAATCATCCAGAACTTGTTATCATAGCAGGAAATGTTGTTACAGGTGATATGACACAGGAGTTGATTTTAAATGGAGCTGATATTGTTAAGTGTGGGATTGGGCCTGGCAGTGTGTGTACTACTCGTATTCAAACTGGTGTTGGGTATCCTCAGTTATCGTCTGTTATTGAGTGTGCTGATGCTGCTCATGGTTTGGGTGGTCATATTATCGCTGATGGCGGTTGCACATGTGCTGGAGACATCGCAAAAGCTTTCGGAGGCGGTGCAGATTTCGTCATGCTCGGTGGGATGCTCTCAGGTCACGATGAGGGTGGGGGAGAATATATATTGGAAGATGACAATCCAGAACCAGTAGGAGTAAAATTCTATGGTATGAGCTCGGAGACTGCAAATGAAAAACATTTCGGTGGACTTAAAGACTACAGAGCCGCAGAAGGAAAGGAAGTCATTGTTCCCTACAGAGGAAGTATTGTTAATACTGTGCAAACTATTCTTGGTGGAATCAGATCGTCCTGTACTTATGTTGGAGCAAGACGAATAAAAGACTTGACAAAATGCACAACATTTGTTAAAGTATATAACACTCATAACACTATCTTTGGAGATTTATAATGGACAACAATTTTCTACTAGACTATGCTAGATTTGTAGACGCTGTAACTAGTGATGCATCATCTGATCCACAGGCGTTTTCTGATGCATTAGATGTTATTGATGGGTTCGGTGTTTCACCAGAACGCATTCTAACCGCTGCAATTGGTATCAGTGCAGAGGGTGGTGAATTTGCAGAAATTGTGAAGAAGTGTATCTTCCAAGGTAAACCTATGGATGATGATGCACAATATCACATGAAACGTGAACTTGGTGATATTATGTGGTACATTGTACAAGCTTGTATTGCACTGAATATCTCTTTGGAAGATGTTATAGATACTAATATAGACAAATTGGAAGCGAGATATCCTGATGGATTTGAGGCGTTTCGTTCAAACCACAGGAGTGATGGAGACATATAATGGATTTTTTAAAAGACATTGCCAAGACAGCAGGCAACGAATATGCTGCACTTGTATCAGAAGGCGTTGAAGCTGGAGATGTAAGTTCATTTATTGATACAGGTTCGTATATTTTTAATGCGTTGTTAAGTGGTAGTATCTATGGTGGACTTCCATCAAATAAGATTACTGCTGTTGCTGGTGAGTCTGCAACTGGTAAGACTTTCTTTGTGATGGGTATGGTAAAGTCGTTTTTGGATTCAAATCCAGATGCAGGCGTTTTGTATTTTGAATCAGAAAGTGCAATCACTAAACAGATGGTAATTGATAGAGGTATCGACCCCTCTCGTATGGTTATTCTTCCAGTGACAACTGTACAAGAGTTTCGTACTCAGTCAATTAAAGTGTTGGATGCATATCTGCAACAGAACGAAGCAGACAGAAAACCAATGATGTTATGTCTGGATTCACTTGGTATGTTGTCTACAACTAAAGAAGTAGAGGATACTAGTGAAGGTAAAGAAACTCGTGATATGACACGGGCCCAAGTTCTCAAGGCTGCATTTCGTGTATTGACATTGAAACTTGGTAAAGCAAAAGTTCCTATGGTTGTAACAAACCATACATATGATGTTGTTGGTTCTATGTTCCCAACCAAAGAAATGGGTGGTGGTTCTGGACTGAAGTATGCAGCATCATCTATCGTATACCTTTCCAAGAAGAAAGAAAAAGATGGAACTGAGGTTGTTGGTAATATCGTTCACTGTAAGAATGCTAAGTCTCGTTTGACAATCGAAAACAAGATGGTTGATGTTCGTCTGATGTATGAACGTGGTCTAGACAGATACTATGGACTACTTGAACTTGCACTGAAGTATGGTATCTTTAAATCTGTATCTACTCGTATTGAGTTGCCGGATGGAACTAAAACATTTGGTAAAACAATCAATAATGACCCAGAGAAGTTCTTTACTGAAGAAGTGATGGCGCAGTTGGATGAGGCTGCTGGTAAAGAATTTAAATACGGACAGAAGGCAGTAGTAGAAGAGGTGATTGAAGATGCAGTTGACTAAAGTTGATTTGGAAAGATGTTTTGAGTATGTCAGCTCAAAACAAGAGGGTGAAAAGTGGACAGGTATAAAACTTCTACCAACAGCCCAAGATTATAAAGACATTATCTATAAGTATGGTAAAGTAGAATTTGGTGAAGAGACAGAAAGTGGCGAAATGCCCTTGACATTTCATTATGATGTGATATACTCAGGTAAATATACAGAACAAGAATTGCAAGATGATATTAACTTTAAGAATCTCATTGGTGATATTCTCACCATCATCTTAGAACGACAGTTAAAGGAAGATAATTTACAATATGTCAATACAGACAATTGAAAGAACAACACTATCTAATCTCGTAAAGAATGAACCTTATGCTCGTAAGGTTCTTCCATTTATTAAACCAGAGTATTTTTCAGACCTACACGAAAGAGTTGTGTTTGAAGAGATTTCCAAGTTTATTGAAAAGTATGGAAATCAACCAACAAAAGAATCTTTGTCCATTGAACTGGACAATCGAAAAGATTTAACAGAAGAACAATTTAAAAGAGTTGTTGATATCGTTGAAACCCTGTCTGATGCAGATGTTGATATGCAGTGGTTGGTGGATACAACAGAAAAGTTTTGTAAGGATAAAGCAGTCTACAATGCTATCCTTAGTGGTATTCAGATTATTGAGGGAAAGGATAAAACACATACTTCAGAAGCAATACCATCCATCCTATCAGAGGCTTTATCAGTTGCTTTTGATCAGAGTGTTGGACACGATTATGTAGAAGATGGTGAGGAACGATTTGAGTTCTACCATAGAAAAGAAGAAAAATTAGAGTTCGACTTGGAATACTTTAACAAGATCACCAAAGGTGGACTCCCACAAAAAACTTTGAACATTGCCCTTGCTGGAACTGGTGTTGGTAAATCGTTATTCATGTGTCACATGGCTGCGTCAACCCTCATGCAAGGTAAGAATGTTCTATACATCACAATGGAGATGGCAGAGGAACGGATTGCAGAAAGAATTGATGCGAACCTTATGAACATTACTATGGATGACTTACATGAGTTACCAAAGAAAATGTTTACTGATCGCCTCTCCAAAATTCAAACAAAGACCAACGGAAAGTTGATTATCAAAGAATACCCAACTGCATCTGCTCACTCTGGACATTTCAGAAGTTTAATTAAGGAACTGGCTCTAAAGAAGTCGTTCAGACCAGATATTATCTTTATTGATTATTTGAATATCTGTTCATCATCTAGATTTAAGGGGAATGCAAATGTCGGATCATACTTCTATATCAAGGCGATTGCAGAGGAACTTAGGGGTCTTGCAGTTGAAAATAATGTACCGATTATGTCGGCAACACAAACAACTAGAGGTGGGTTCGCCAGTTCAGATGTGGGCTTGGAAGATACATCAGAAAGTTTTGGTTTGCCTGCTACGGCTGACCTCATGTTTGCACTTATATCAACAGAAGATTTGGAAAGTCTCAACCAGATAATGGTGAAACAACTGAAGAATCGTTACAATGATCCTGGCACCAACAAGAGATTTGTTATAGGAATTGACAGAGCTAGAATGAAACTATATGATTGCGAACAGGAAGCACAAAATGACATTATTGACAGTGGACAAGAAGATGACACCCCAGCATTTGATAAAACAACTTTCGGAGTGGGTCTTGGAAAGAACAAGACTTATGAGAAATTTTCGGACATCAAAGTATAAAAGTCCAAAATACTTTGTAAATAAAAATGGTAACAGGTGGGAAGTCGTAGAGTTTCCATCAAATGATATCGTGTGTTCATTTAATACAAAAGAACAGGCAGAGTTGTTATCAGAACGAATTACTAAAAACAAACCCTTTGGAGACAGGCCTCTTCCTAAATTTATAAAAGGTAACACTATTGACATTTGTGAATAGTTGTGTTATTATAAATAGTATAAACCTATTTGTACTAATGGAAACTGTGCCACATGTTAAAATTTTCAAGTTTTCTCACCGAAGATAAAGGTGGGAAAAACCTACACCTAGAACACATAGAGGACGAAATTCTAAATTTCGGAGTTGATGGCGGCCGAGCTGCTATCAACTTTATTCAGTCTTTGCGTGACATGTTGGCCGGTTCTTCTCGTTCTTCTGTAAACATGACTGTAAAGTGGGATGGAGCTCCTGCTATCTTTGCTGGAATTGATCCAGAAGATGGACGGTTCTTTGTTGCAAAGAAATCAGTATTTAATATAGAACCAAAACTTTACAAGTCAAACGCAGAGATTGATGCAGACGGATTGTCTGGTGCATTGAACTCTAAGTTTAAGATTGCACTTGCAGAGTTTTCTAAGTTGGGTATCACAGGTGTTCTTCAAGGTGACTTGATGTTTACTGATGATGTTTCTACAGAAACTATTGATGGTAAATCTTTCCTAACATTCCAACCAAACACAATTGTATATGCAGTTGATGCGAACTCAGAATTGGGTAAACAAATCAATAATGCAAAGATTGGTGTAGTGTGGCACACCACATATACAGGCAAAACACTCCAAGACATGAAGGCCTCTTTTGGTGCAAATATCAAAGGATTGCAGAAACCATCTACAGTTTGGATGGACGATGCAACCTATAAAGATGTTTCTGGTAAAGCAACAATGACTGAAAAAGAAACAGAAGTTGTAACTTCACACTTGTCTATGGCTGGTTCTACATTCAGAAAAATTAATTCCCAACTTCTTACTGGTTTTCTTACAATTCAAAATAGTTTCACTGGTGATTTTTCTGGTGCTTCTCTCAAGACATACAATAATAGTATGGTGAGAAAGGGACAGAAGATTACTAATCCAAAGAAACATGCTCAAGGATATATTTCTTGGGTTGAAGAGGTGTTTAATAAAAAGATTGGCAAACTAAAAACTCCTGTTAAAAAACAAGAAGTAGAAAATAATAAAAAAGAAATAGTTCGTGAACTAAAGAAACATATTGTAAACCTATCTAATATTATTGAGTTTCAAAACCATATCGTAGAAGCTAAGATGGGTATTGTAAAGAAACTAAATACTGTAAAGAGTATTGGAACTTTTATTAAAACTGAAAATGGTTTTAAAGTTGTAAACCCAGAAGGGTATGTTGCAATTGATAGAATTTCTGGTAATGCAGTAAAACTTGTGGATAGAATGGAATTTAGTTTCAATAACTTTACTGCAATCAAGGCGTGGGATAAATGAGACCACTTTCATTTTTTCTTAAAGAGGGTATTAAGTTACAACTGGTTCGTGGAAAGAATCAAGATGTGTTGAAGATGTGGAAAACTGGTGAGAGTAGTTGGGTAGAAGTTAGAGGTAAACCAAATTTTGAAGTGAATTTTGATCCAAAAGATCCACTTCATAAGGCAATAAAGGCTCTTGGTAAATCTGCAAATATCTCCGATTTTGTAAATGGTGATATTGTAAATATTAATCCAAAGCACCCAAATGCAAAGAAGGCGTTAGATACAGCAAAGGCTTTAATGAAATGAAAACATTTGACGACCTAATGTTAGAACTTATTGAGAGAAAAGCTTTGTCTGTTTCTCAACGAAGAAAAATGGGTTTGCGAATGAAAAAAATGATGAAGAACCCTGCTGTTCAGGCAAAAATTGCCAGATCAAAAAAGAAGTTGGCGACTAATTCAAAAATTCAACAGAGAGCAAACAAAGCTGCGAAACAGATAATTATTAAAAAGTTTGCTGGTATGGATAAACAGGATTATGCAAATCTTCCTTTAATGCAAAGACAGGCACTTGATGATAGAATTGTTTCTAAGAAGGGTGCTGCGATTAAAAAGATTGCAAAAAAACTTATTATAAAGTTAAAGAAGGATGAGTTGGAAAGACTTAAAAAGGCAAGAGAATTGGGTAGTGAACAATGAAAACTTTTAAGGACATTAGAGAGGCTCGTGGGGATACTTGTGTATTCACTTTTGGTAGATTCAATCCACCAACCACAGGGCATGAAAAACTATTAGAAGCTGTTGCGACACAGGCAAAGAAGAACCCCGGCGCACCTTACTATGTGTTCGCAAGTCACTCTGAAAACGCAAAGAAAGATCCACTACCGTATTCTAAAAAAGTTGCATATATGAAGAATATGTTCCCAAAACATTCACGGAACATTGTTGTAGAC